GAGCATAGGCACATCGGTCTATATCCATAGGCACTCCGGCTTTCTTGATAGGGAATTCAAGATAGAACACAGACTTACTTCTTCTTGATTTGGTGAAGGTTATACCTTGAACGTGGCATGACAATCCACTGTCCTCTAGTTTATCTACTAGGGACAGGATTGCAGACCCCTTCCTCATCATGCGTTCATCTGATACGTTGCAATTCGCACCTAGATGAACAACAAATTCGAGGGTCTTTTGCATCCCAAGATGGTTGCCAACTGGTGTCTGCATGTGTGCCGGTTCACCGGAAATGAACAATGGAACATCCGGTATATAACCGGCAACGTCATACGTATGTGTTGGCAGTCTTTCAAATTTTGTGGAACGATGAGCCACTTCCAATTCCTTGTGCATCATGTCCCTACCTTCTCGCCATCCAAATCGGGCAAGCTTGATGGCTTGTAAGAGCGTTACGTTGCCATTCCAGTCTTTTGCTCGAGTCTCGGATGCTAAATCCGTTTCATCGTATTCGGATTTCCAATCCGGTATCGATTTATCAGATACTTGGTTTAATAATTCGTCTATACTTTCGTATACTTTGCTAAAACTTGGCATAATATTTCTCCTGTTTAAACGTAGTTTAGATTCCGGCTTCGGCTCGAATACGATTCTTCGTATCCTCATCGAGTCCACATAGAACGTAGTCATCAAGCACATTCTCAAGCGTTTCCCCATCGAGCAAGGCTCTGCCACCGGAAATGCTTGCTCTCGGTGATATGATGTATCTGATGCGTAATTCATACGTTGCAGTCCGTAACTTCTGCACAACCTTGGTGAAGTTTGCATCCGGTGCAATGGCTCTCTCAAGCTTTTCATCATAGTCGAGACTGATTGTTGGCTTGAATCGGTCAAGCGTAGCACCATCTAGTTGACTCCTTCCTACATACTCTCGATCAGCACCCTTACCAAAGGTATTGGCACAGGCAATTACTCGGAAGTTTTTGTGTCGTTTCACGATGCCACAAGGGAAGTCTGCTTGCTCATTTTCCAATGAGGCATTTAGTGCAACCAATGCTTGCGGATTCGAGCCATCGATTTCATCGAACAGCATCAAACCACCATCCCTAAAGCATTTGACAAAGGATGATTCAACGTAGTTGCCATTGGCATCCATATATCCCTTGACTTCGTAGGCTTGGAATAGCGAGCCAGTCATGCCTAGAGCATAATCCTTCTGCTTTAAGGCTTTGCCTAGCATTTCCTGTAGTTGCTGAGCCATGAAGGTTTTTCCACTACCCGCACCACCAACAAGCATGACCCTATCACCACGTAGCAATGCCTTGAAGATTCGAGGCAATTTCTCATGCACCAAACCTTCGGGTTTGGATATGGTCTTTTTGCCACTCTTTATTTCAATGGTCGTTGGCTTAGTGTCAACTGCATACTTTCGTATGAGGTCGGTGACACCGGTCATCGTCACTTGTGAATGTTCTTCGATCAAGGTAGTAACCTTGTCAATATCCATTCCATCGTGCATGCCATCGTCAAGCGTTGGATGAACCCTTTGGATGATGTCATGCAATTCTGCCTCAAGCGGAGTCTGTGGCTCAAACGTAGGCTTTGGCTGTGCGCCTTTGCTTTCGTCTTTGCCATCCGGCTTGCCTTCGGCACTCCCAGTAGCACTATCGCCATCGGGTTTGCCTTCGGCAGTATCCTTGCCATTGCCCTTCGGTTTCGGTGTATCACCACCTGTATCCTTGATCGTTGACATGTCAAAGGAATTGTAGGTCTCAATCAGGTCTGCATCACTCATTTGTGAGGCACGTTTGCCAAGAGCAACAGCAAGCTGTTTAAGAACCTTACGTTCCGTTATTCCCAATTCACCTTTGGTGCATGGGAAACCCAGTAGTTGTTTAGCCGAGTCGGCTACGTCAACCAAACGTCTAGTTGATATACTCATATCAATACTCCATTGTTTACAGCGTTTAAACGTTAAACAGACTTCCGTCTGATTGGCATGAAGGACATTGCGCTGTGTCAAAGTCGATCATGTCGAGCATCTTTTGAGAGGCTCGAAAGTGAAACGAACAGCTAGTGCATGAAACCTTGTGCATCCTAGTTGTTTGCTTTTTGGTGAAGTCGATATCAATCGAGGCATGAGGATACTTGCCAAGCAATTCGCATATATCCTTAAGCGTTGATTTCAATCTGTTTCCGGCATGGGTTTGGGTCAGTTTGCCCTCTAGTCCAATTCGCCTTGCAATTCTTGCAAAGTTTCCTCGATGACCTGACTCCATTTTGTCAGCAACATGCACCAATTCATGTGTCAGCACCTCTAGTGCTTTAAACCCATCGTCAATAGACGGATTGATAAACACTTCAAAAGTGTGGTCGGCACTAGCCTCTGCATTAATGCAGACTCCAAGAACCTTGCCACCCCTATGACGTGGTGCATACCCAACGCTTACTCTGTAAGCCGGAAGGGTATCACCAATCACATCGGTAACGATTTGATCAGCACCTTCGGTAAGCCATGCCTCTCGATCAGTAAAATTATCCATAATTTTTCTCCGTTTTGTTAAAAAATTGTTGTTAAGTTTAAAACCCCTTCACTAACGTTCAGGGGGTTTAAACATAATTAGTCAGCCCATTCTGCAAGCCAGTCGATGTCAATTTCATTGAGTCTGCAAAATTCTTCCACATCATCTATGCTCAGGAACTTCACGAATCCGATTATTAGATCGCGCTTGTCCAAACATCCGTCATCTACTGCACCGATTAGGCAGTCTCTAAGATCTCTGCCGAATACTCTGTATCGTTCTCTATGTTTTCGGCTGTTGATTGTATTAATCATTGGTTTATCCTCGTTTTGTTAAATTACGTTGTGAAACAACGTCCCAAAGCCTTGTGCCTATATACACAAGGACAAATATCTCGAAACAACCTACGGTTATTCCGATCACTTGTTCCATTGGCATCGATTGGTCAGCCACTGCGCCTATGCAGTCGCTTAGTGTGTTTCCAATCAGCGCCCCATAAAGACCACCGCGAACTCCGTTCCCGCCCAGTCTTTTGTCTAGGTCTATGCCAAACAAGGCTAAGACCGCTAAAATTCCATTATCTAGAAGTCCAAAGACTTCACCTTCAAATCCAAACATTGATTTACTCCATTTGATTTTCGATTACCTATTCTTAGGGGTTGTTTAAATCCCCCTTACGTTTCACTTCAGGGGGTTTAAACTACCCCGAATAGACCCCAAGTTTAGAGCCATTTAAATATATGTCAACATATATTTTAATAAGGGGTTGCGGAAGGTAGCTAAAGGATAGAAGAAATGGTAAGCTTTGCCTATGGCAAAAGTTACCCAAAAGAAGCGTCCTAAGCATAACAGTCCCAATAACAAGGATATGTCCTCATTAAGCGTTAAACAACGCTTATTCGCAAGATATAAGGCTCAGGGTCTATCCAATGGTCGATGTGCAGAACTAGCGGGATACAAGGCGGGAGTTAACGCCTCAAAGACCGGTAGCAAACTGGCGAAAAAAGAAGAAATAAGGGGGGAAGTCTCACGAATTCTTGCGGAGCAAGACACGCGGACTCTAGTGGACAGGGAAAGTCACCTTATGGAACTAGCAAAGCTAAGGGATAAGGCAGTAGAGACTGGTCAGATCGGTTCAGCAGTTACTGCTGAGCATTACAGAGGGAAGGTTGCCAACTTATACAAGGATAGACTGGAAGTATCTGAAGATACTAAGGATACATCCTCTGATATCATGGACAGGATACGTTCTCTCTTAGGCAAAGATGCCGAAGGCATAGACTCTAAGGACGATCCAATCCACTAACAGCGTTTAAACAGCCTAAACCTTGCGTCATGGTTAGCGCATGCATAATGCCCGCACGAACCACGCGCGCTAGGTTGACCCCCACCCCCCCTCTCGCGCACTAACATCCACGCATACGCGATGTACATATAGATTCAGATTTTTACAGACCAATTTTTGACTTTTTTTTAACATGCATATTGACATACCCCCTACCCCCTGTTTTAATAATAGGGGGGTAAGGAATCCTACTGATGATATTTTTTTTTCTTGTATAATCCCCTTGTCTCGTAAAAAGATACACCTACCGGTGTATAATTTCTGATGGAGGATTCTTTGCCTTCGGGTCCAATAGAATTGATTGGTATAAAGGAATAGTAAATGACTTACGATAAGTCTGATAAAAAAATCAACCCCCCACACTACAAAGAGGGGGATATCGAATTTATAGACTACCTTAAATCAAACATGAGCCAAGAAAAGTTTGATGGATATCTTGAAGGGAATATAAAAAAATATATGCATAGATGGTCTAAGAAAAACGGGATAGAAGATTTGAAAAAAGCAAAGTGGTATTTGAGCAGACTAATAAACGAGGTGTCGTAATGGAAGATAATGATTGGACTAAAAACATATACTTGGTGGAACAAGAAATAACAGGTAGAGAAATTTACCACATTAACTCTGATGTACCACTCACCAAAGGAGAAATCCTTGTCAGAATTGAAAACAGAAAACCAGATGAGGCTGACATAGATCGAGGCTCTCACTCACCAGAGATAACAGTGGTTGATGGAAGCATGGAAGAAGAATACGAAAGACCACA